AACACATCTTTAGGATTAACTTCTGTTCCTGCTGACCACCTAATATTGTTTCGTACTTCAAAATGTAAATGTGGCCCAGTTGAATTACCTGTGTTACCTGATTCAGCAATTTTTTGACCTTTTTTGACTTGGTCACCAGGTTTAACTAAACTTTCAGATAGATGCGCGTAAATACACCATTGTTTTTTAGAATGTAAACCAATTCTTTGAACAATCTGAACACCATACGATTTTCCCCAATTTGCTTTTTCGATAACACCATCAGCGACAGCCAAAACGTCAGTTCCAACAGGAACAGCATAATCAACGCCAGTATGGTATCCCTTAGACCAATGCGTGCCTTTTTTACCAAAAGGTGTTGAAATTTTGCCATTCTTTATTGGGGAAGCCATAGTTACTCGTTTGAACCAACGCCATATTCTTTTTCAGTTTTGTCAGCCCATTTTGCAAGAGGGCCAGCAACAGCACCGATTAAAACAGCGTACTCTGGTTTCATATCTGTTAGTAAAGCAATTCCCATTGTTATTGCAGCAGCAAATACAGCACGCAAGTAAGACTTAATCATTGCTTGTTCTTTTTTACCGATTCCTAGTTTTTCTAACCAAGTTTGTTTTTTTGGCATTATCCGACCAATGCTTCTATCTCAGCATCACTTAAACCGAGTGCTTTTAGTTTGGCTTTGCCTGATTCTTTTTTCGCTTCGGCTTCAGCCTTCGCTGCTTCTTCTAGGGCTTTGGCTTCAGCAGAGGCTTGTGCGTCTGCTTGCATTTGCGCCACTTCGTCATCTGTTAGTTCTATTTCCTCGGTGATGCCTGTTGAGCAATCGACTACGAGTTTGGTTGGGTTTGCCATTATTTGTTTTCCTTTTCTTTTAACTAGATTTTATGCCATAAAGAGTTGCTGTGGAATACTGTGCAAAATCACCTGATACAGGGTCTAAAGTAATAGAAGTTATTGCAGCACTATTAGACCATAAACCAGCCAATAAAATTTGATAACTTGTGGTTGAATTGTTTTCTTGTACTGAATCTGATGAATAACTTTTGAAATTTGATGAAGTGTAATTTGGAATATATGCTTCAGAGTTTGCAAATACAGATGCAGTTTCTGTACTGAAATTTAGATAACATAAATAATTTGTGTTTGGGGTGTTTGATGCTGCTGAACTTCCGTTACCAAATAAAATTCTGTTAGTGAAATCAGAACTTGAGCCGTTAAATAAAACTGTACAAGCATTATCGTTAGCAGTATTTCTTGCCGATAATACAATTTTCAAATCTGTATAAGTTTGTGGAATAGAAGTAAAAGCAATACTTGCTGCCCCACCTGAGCCAACAGTAACAGTTTGAATTTTAACAAAAGTATTAGCCACTATGCTGCCTTAATCCCATAAAGAGTAAAAGTTGAATCAACACGAACATCAGCCGTAAATTCTGCACCAAAAGAAACAGAAGTAATTGCTGCTGTATTACGCCACAAACCAGCAGTCATAGAAACTTGTGCGCTTGGATTGTTATTTCTAGTCAAAGCAGTTTTATATGTTGTTGTGTTAGCGTAATTCATAATATGCGCAATATAAACACCAGTTGGAGTTGCTGCTGAAGATAATAATGTTCCAGCAATATAATTTTTATTGGCTTCTCGGTCTGAAAAAGTTATACTTCCAGTTCCACCAAATCTTGTCGCAGAATAATTATTGCCGCTATCACCATTAAAACGATAAGCAGCAACGACTCCACCAGTAGGAGTTGCAGCGTTCGCAACAAGAACTAAATCTGTGTATGTTTGAGGAATATTACTAAAAGTTATTGTTGTTGTTGCTGTTCCAAGTGTTTGTGTTGCTATCGGTTCGTATGTTTTAGGCATTTATGCTTTCACCCCATACAAAGCAAAAGAACAATACTGCACAAAATTGGTTGCCTCACCAGGATAAATTTTAATAGAAGTAATAGCGTTAGTGTTACGCCAATTTGTAGAACTGAAATAAACACGACCAGCAGTAGAATTATTATCCATACCAGTAAGACATCTAACAGTCTTAAATTTGTTTGTATTAGCGTAATCAAGAAAATCTGTTACCCCGATACCAAAAATTGAAGCAGCAGCACTTTGCCCTGTTGTATAAGAACACATCATTAAATAATTTGGTGATTGATTTGCAAAACCTAAAGAACTTGCTGATGAACCATTACCAGATACATAATGCCAAGAATAATTACTTCCTGTGTCACCATTTAATTCTAAATGAGCAAAACCATTAACTTCAGCCTGACCAGTTGTTCTAGCCATCACTCTTAACTGTAAATGTGTGTAAGTTTGTGGAATACCAGAAAAAGTAACTGATGCTTGATTACCTGACAAAGTCGTTGTTGCAATAGATTCAAAATCACCTAAAACTACTCCACCTGCACCTAAACCATAGGCGCGTGCTGAAGCACCAGCAAAAGAACCAACAATAGGCATAATTGATTCCCTTTATTTGAACTGGGTTTGCGAAGCCAAAACAGTAAACGCAGAACCAGCAGTCTTAATAACAGTAAACGAATAAGAATCAATAGACGAAGCGTTACCTGCTGTTGGTGCAACACCACCCTGCCACTTAGGAGTAACAGAACCACCATCAACCTGAACCTGAGTTGGATAATAAGCTGCAGTTCCGTTTGTATTTAAGAAAACAGAAGTGATTGATTCACCTGTTGCTAAAACATCATTCATTTGTAATGAACCATTGCCACGCAAATTGACTGTGAAATTTGCTGCTGCGTTAGCGGTGTAATAAGTTACTGAGTCTGTTGCTGAGTTTATTGTTACTGTGCCTGTTGCTGTTGAGGCTGTTATGTTTATGCGTTCTTCTGGTGCTATGAGGAGTGGTCTTGCTCCTGGTGCTGTTATCCAGTTTGAGCCGTCGTAGTAGGAGAGTTGGTCTGTGTCTTGTAGGTAGGCGAATTGGCCTTCGGTTGGTGATGCGATTGCTGAGCCTCTTGCACCTGTTGATGCAAAGGTTGAGATTGCTTGTTCTGCAAGGTAGTCGTTTACGTTTGCTGCTGTTAGGACTTCTCCTGCGGCGAAGATTCTGAATGGCATTGTTCTCCTAGGTTGTTTCTTATTCTATACCGATTATGATTTTGGCTTCGGTTTCTGTGAGGCCGAGTGCTTTTAGTTTGGTGATGGCTGAGGCTAGTTTTGTTGCGCGTTCGACTTGTTTTTGCTCATCAGTTGGTAAAGAAGCAATAGCATCTATAACTTGTTTTTTCGTTGGTTTTATCTCAGGCTCAATAACCCATTCAATGCCTTCAAAAGTATCTCCACGAACAACCCATCCAGTTTGATAACCTAAAGTAACTAATGCTTCACATATTTGTTTATTATTCATTATATTTTTACTTCCATTAAAACAATTGATGAACCTGTTACTCCACCAGGATTATCTTGAATAGTTGATGCTGCTATTTCATTTGCTAATTGAGTTTTATAGGTGATAGATGAAGTAGTTGATGGAGAATCTAACCACACCATAGAAATAACACCAATATTCTTTATTGCCGTATCTGTTTGTAGAATATAACGCAATTCCCAAACAGTTGTAGATGAATCTCTTAATAATCTATATTTCACACCATTTGATGCATTTCCACTTGTTTTTTCTAAAGGGGATGTAACAATAATTAAAACTTTATTTGTATTAGAACTTGGAGTTATAGAAGCGGTTAAACCAGAATCAGCATAAGTCGTTGTTGAATTAGATGTTACAGTTCCATCTGTGGCGTGAACAACTTGTAAAATTTTTCCAGTAGTTAAGGCTTGCCAAGTTGTTGTTCCACCTGTTCCTGCTGTTAGAACATAACCAGAAGTCGCTGAACCTGCTGGAGAAGCACCAATACCAAGTTTTGCTTCTAAAGCCTCAACAGCATCATTTATGTCAGAGTGCTGTAAAGAGTGGCTAGGTGAATCAAGAGTGTTACCAGAAGCAGGATTAGTGAAATTATCCAAACTTGTTGGGAAATTACTAGCCACTATGCACCTAACCTGTTAGAGAAACCTAAGTCATTACCATCATAGTTTATCGAACTTGATGAATATGTCACGCTGCTCAAATCATACGTTGTAACACCAGCCAACACACCAAAAATAGGGTCATCCAAAACAAACGCAGCATAATCCAAAGTCTCAAACCTAAAAGTCAATTCGTGAACAAAAATACCAATCCTATGCTCAATCCCAGTAATACCCGCATACTTAACAATCGGGTCACCAATACCATTCGGGGTAAAAATAATACGAACTTGGTCAGTCAGCTCCAAAGCTAATAAAGCATTCTGTTGAGCCAAAGTCAGTTCAGACATTTGAACAGTTAAAGAATCAAAACGATACTCAGGCTCAGAATACTGACCAACCAAATATTGAGCCAAAGCCAAAGCATCAGAATCATTAGCAAACAATAAATTATCTAAGTTCAAAGACGAAATACCATAAGCAGACTGTGAATCAGAATCCTCAGCAGTCTGAGGCAAACCACCAGCACGCGTGACAACAACTCGGTTATACAAAAGTTCAGAACCATAAACAACAGAAATACCAGAAAACGGAATACCAGAACCATTATCAGTTAAATCAACAGAAGTAGAAGAAGAAGGGCCAGTCAAAGAATCCTGAAAAGTAACTAAACCATCTTTAGAAATAAATAAAGAACCAGGTTCAGTTTGCTCAACAATCTGTAAATAATTCAAAGCACCAGCACCATCAGAAACAACATCACCCTGCAAAGTAATCTGACCAGCATCAATATTTCTGGCACTAGCAGGCCAATTAACTTCAGGTCTATCCAAAACAGCGTTAATACGTTCACCAGTCAATTGAGGTGTAGCAGTATGAGCTGACAAAGACTGTGTTGCAAGCAAAGTAAAACCATCAGAAGCCAAAGCAGAAGCCGTGTTATCCCCAGATGGGTTGTAACTCAAATTCCAATCATCAATAAGACCATAAAAAACTGCTGTGCCATTTGATTTAACACGTATTTCGCGGTGAGGAACAATCTGACCATTGAAAGGTGAAGCCGTGTACTCTGGGTCAAAAACTCTTGTTGTGTTATCAAAAATAACATCTAAAGCACCAGCATTGTATTTATCAAGTTCTCGGTTACGGCCACGTTGAGTATTGATTGTTATTACATAATCTGTTACATCATAAAAAAGTGTTCCACCAAGAGTGAAGCCTGTGTTATCTAAAACACCAGCAACAGGGTCATCAAGAGTAAAGAATGGTGCGCCTGAAGCAGATAAATCAAAACCAATCTCAACTGTTTTTGTTGGTAAAGCCATTTAGACTCTCACAAACACTTGACCAGATGAACGTTCATATTTTCTAATAGCATCAACAATTTGACGACCAACAACAGCACCATCAGTTCCAATACCAGCATTAACAGTTATGTTGTAAGTACTTCCTAAACCAGCAGAGTTTGCACCTGATAACGGAATAACTGCCTCTGGCCCTGCTTCACCAATTATTGCGTTTGTAGCGCCTAAAACAATTCCCCCATCAGCAAAACGTCTAGTGTTAGCCATTGCTTGATATCTTGCTGCTGAAGCCTGCGCAACAGGGTCAGTTAAAATTTTATTTACTTCTGCTTGAGTTAAAGAAGTTCCAGGAACAGTTTTTGAAGTAGGTTTTTTAAGAACAGTTGGAGTCGGCGCTGTACCTGATGCAACAGCAGCAGCAGGAGTAGCAAAACTAGCAAGCAAAGCATCATAAGATGCTTTAGCTTTATTTAAGGTATCTGTTATACCATCAACAATGGCTTGACCTTGGGCAACACCAACACCATAAAATGTTTCAGCGCCAGTTACGCCTACGATTGTTGCTAAATCATCAACAGCAGCAACAAGAGTATTAACTTGAGTAACAACAGTTGCCCCACCAGCAATAATTTCATCAGCAATTTTTGTTCCAGAATCATAACCTGCTTCTAAAACAGCTCTTATAGAACGTTCGCTCAAACCAAGTTGTATAAGTGTTTTAACTTTCTCAGCATATTTTTTAGCATTATCAGCTTGTTTTACTAAACCATCAAGGAACTTGCCTTCCTCAACAGCAGCATTGAAATCAATAATTCCTGTAATGCCACCTGTAATTGCACCTTGAAAGTCATTAAATTTACCTTGCACATCATCAAGTTGATTTTTTGCATTTCGTAATGATTGTTCGAGAACATCAATGCCGTCTTGAGCAGCCTTTTTAGCAGCTTCTTGAGTTTTCTTTAATTGTTGTTCAGCTCGTTTTTCTGCTCTAGTGTTTTCTTCAGTTGCATCTGTTAAATTAACTGTTTTCTCAGTTGCAAAACCAAGTGATTTTGCTAAAGCTAAATATCTGTCTCCAGCAAGTTGTGTTGTTAAAGCATTTTGTTCAGTAGTGGTTTTTAGTTCATCACCTTTATTAGCGACTAAGCCAAATAAGCTACCTATTGCTGGTATTGCTGTATAAATTGGCCCTAAAATGCTTAAAACAATAGTTTGTCCAGTTTTTTCCAATGCTTTAGTAAAACGATTAGTTGAATCAACAGAAACATCAATTTGACCAATGTAATAACCTAAACCAACAATAAAATCGCCAATATCATCACTAGCGTTAAGAACAGCATCACCAAAACTGTTTGTTCCATCTAATCCACCTGTTGCAAGTTCAAGAGCAGTAATAAGGTCATAACCAATGGCTTCTTTAGCTTCATCAACTTTTTGTGTAAGAATTGCAATTTTTCCTGCATAAGTATCAGCAACAGCAGCAGAAGCA